TTTGTCCCATCAGAGGAAATCGTACCGTCAAAACGAAACCGCCGATATGTGCCCGCAGACGATCCAACCTGAATGGTTCCACCACTAAAAATCGGGGTGTCAGAAAAGGTTTTGACGCCAGCAATACTTTGTGCGCCAGTGGTGTACACCCCGTTTGTAACCGTGGCGGCGTTGCCCGTTACGTTGCCACCTGTTGTGATGTTTGTTCCTGCAACGGTTCCAACGGCTGTGAAGTTCCCGTTATCACCAAAACTAAACCGTGTCGTAGGCGTGCCAGCTACGCTGGTCATAAACCGGTAGGTCCATCCTGTGTTGTCCCCGAATTGCAGATAAAACGAGTTAGGAGAGGTGGCGTTATTGACTACGTAATTGCCGGATATTGTTCCACCGGTCAAATTTCCTGCACTTGTAGCACTGGTGGCAGAAGTCGCTGTCGTGGCGTTACCACTCAATGCCGCAGTGATCGTCCCGGCGCTGAAGTTGCCTGATGCGTCCCGGGCCACGAGGGTTGAGGCAGTGTTTGCGTTTGTTGCGTTGGTGGCCAGCGTGACTGCGCCGGAGCCGTTGTAGCTCGTGCCGGTCAGGTAGGTGCCGAATGTCAAGGTGTTCAGGTTTGACCCCAAGGCCACACCCGAGATCGTGCCCGCGCTCCATGTGAACGCTGAGCCGTTCCAGTTCAGGACTTGGTTGGAAGCCGTGGGTGCTACCGCGAATGTCGTGGCCCCAGCGCCGGTCTGATACGCGATCCGGTTGGCCGCGCCGCCTGCAAGGTTGGTCGCTGTGGTTGCGCTCGTTGCCGCACCGCTCAGTGTGGCCGTGATGGTCCCTGCGCTGAAGTTGCCCGAGGCGTCCCGGGCCACGACTTTGGAGGCGGTGTTTGCGTCCGTGGCATCCACGGCAAAAGTGCGGGCTGCGGAGCCATCAAACGTGCCGCCAGAAGTCAGGAACGTGCCCGCTGTCAGAGCGTTGGCCACCGAGCCAGCTTGGCCAGAAATGTTGCCCGACACCGCTGCGCCCGAGATGGCAATGGCCGTAGGTGTTACGCCTGTGACTTGACCCTGTGCGTTCGTGGTGATCACCGGGACAGAAGATGCTGAGCCGTACGTTCCTGCAGTGCCCGTATTGGTGATGCTGAATTGTGTGCCGGAGAGGGTCAGGCCCGTGCCTGCGCTGTAAATCTGCGCTGAGCTGATCTGAGCAAACGTGATGTTGGTTGTGCCAAACGTGATGACGCCAGTCGTATTGCAGGTGTAGGTCTCGCCTGAGCCTGTTGCGCCTTGCTGCACAAAAACAGTAGAGCCTTCGCTCAAGCCTGCAGCACTGTTGATGACGTAGGTGTCCGCATCACTGGAGCGAGTCAAAATCCAGTTGGTCGATCCCGAGCCCACATCGCTTACGACGTAGATACCGTTCTGAGTTTGCGTGGTCTGCTGGTAAACCAGCACGCGATCCGCCACGCTGACGGTCACGCCGTCAATCACCAAAGCAGCCTGAGTACCAGCGTTGGTCAGGGTTGCGCCCACACCGGCTGTGCCGTTGTTGTAGGTTGCGTTCAGGTTGATTGGTGCTTCCACCCGCACTGGCTGGTGGAAGTGAATGCCCGAAGCCGCCAGCGTGTCCACATAGGTCTTGTTGACCAAATCGTTTGCGCTTGTGGGCGTGGTCGATACCGTGCCTGCCGTAATGTTGGCGGTGGTGATGTTGGCAGTGCTGGTGCCCAAGGTGCCAATGTCCAGCACCGAGACAGCGGAGCCCGCTGCATCCAGATACACCGCACGTGAAGATGGATAGGTGACAAACACGTCTTTGGAGCCAGCGCCAAAGTTCACCAGAGAACCAGCGTTGCTGGACGACACCACGGTTGTGCGCGACAGGGTTGTGCCCGAAGCTGTGTAAGTTCCGACGCCAACTTCCCAATCGCCAGATGTTGCGTCCACGATGGCGTAGAAGGTCTGGTTGCCGTCACCAACAGCGGCGAAGGACTGGAACCCTGCGGCTGCGCCAGCCAACGTAACCGTGCCGGTGCCCGTTGTTGTAGTCGTTTCCTTGACGCGATCTTTGAGTACCAATGCCATTTTTAATCCTTACGATGGTAGTTGCGTCCAGCCGGGGGTCTGAGCGTCGTTGACCTCAGTCCAACCGCTACCTTGGGTATTGGTGATATTTTGCCAGTTCGGGGTCTGGCTGTCGTCAATTACCGCCCAGACCAGCGCTCCGCCAATGCTGATGGTGAGCTGTACGCCTGTGGGGTACACGTTGGCGGTCTTGATGACACCCAGAGTGCTCAAGGCGCTCACGGCTTCTGCCACGGTGCCTGTAAAGATCACCTGAGCCACTTGGGTGGCCGTGCCCGTAGCGCTTTCCGCGATGGCCACAGAGATCAACAGACTTCTGGTCATGTCGTCGTTGCCAGTCGCCGCCTCAGCCTGTGCTGCCGCGAACGTACCAATAACCGACTGTGCATCTGCGGCTAAAGCGCTTTCCGCCCGGGAAGCCAAGAATGTGCCGATGGCCGTCTGAGCGTCAGTAGCTCCGGCCTGCTCCAAGACGCTGGCCACCATGGTGGCGATCACCGACTGCACGCTTGATGCGGAAGCTGTCTCTGCCTGCGTGGGCCGCATGATGGCTTGGCTGACAAAAGCGTCTTGGACCGTGGAGGTCTCGCTGATGATGCCGCCCCGGGTGACGCTTGGGGCATCAAAAGCTGCAGTAGCCGTAGCCGCTTCAATTGCGGAGACGGCGAACGTGTTCCCGCCTAAAGAGGCGAAGGGTGCTTGGGCAAAAGTGACATCGCCAAACACCGCACGTCCTATCAGGCTGCGTCGAGCGAGAAGGAGTACGTGACGTTCAGCGTGTCGCCGTTGTCCACAGTCTTGTCACCGCCAGTGAAATCACCAGCCGAGAACAAGATGCCGGACGTGCCGCTGTTCACGCTGGCCAGCAATGCGCCTGCAACCACGGTGCCGTTGACCAGCATGGCAAACGAGCTGGGGCTGGCGGAGTTGGAGATCACCGATGGGTCCGCCGTGGTGGCCGTGCCGAATGTCACTGCTTTGCGGTTGCCGGTGTAGGCGGTGCCGGGGACCAACTCTGTCCAGCCTGCGTGAGAAGCCAGTGTGTCAGCAGCGGCAAAGGTTGTGCCGGAGCCGGGACCTTGAACCAAGCCAAGGAACCAAGCAGCCGTGTAGCCAGCAGCAGCGAAGTACTTGCTGTTCATGTCCTGCAGGCCCTCGTTGACCACGAGGTTGTGGAAGGTGTCAGACCACTTCTCTTTGCCGTCTGCGCCCACGCAGGTAACGGTGAACACACCGCCCGCGCCAACGCGCTCGCCGCCAATACGCTGAGCGACCATGCCTGCGGTAACGCTGTCTTGTGCTTTGCTGTGTTCCATGATGTGTCCTTATGAGATTCGCACAATCGCACTGTTGGCGTCGGCAGTTGGGAAGATGATTTGGAAGGTGTCGTTGCTCACGGTCTTGTCAGCGCCGAAGTCGAGAACAGCCACGGACTTGTTGCCCTCGGTGCTGTTGTAGATCAAAGCGCCACGGGCCGTGAAGGTTGCGCTCGTCCAAGAGGTGTTGGCGAAGCTGAAGTAGGCAGTAGGCACGTTGGCGCTGTTATTTGCAGCCACAGGCGTGGTCGTGATGACCAGTGTGTTGCCGCCAGCCACGTAGCCCGTACCAACGACTTCGCCCGATGTCGTGTAAACAGCCGTGGAGCCGTCCAGATTGGCGGCAGCGGTGTACAGCGCGATCTTGAACGTGTCGGGCGATGTCGGTCCAAAGTTGTGAATGCCCTGCGGCAGCTCCACCTTGAACGATGTGGTTGCGGTTTGCGCGATTGTCATGACACTTTGATCCTTGTCTGACCGTCACGGTATGTGTCGGTGCGTTGTTTGCCGTCACCCAAGTTCTTAAGCAGAGCAATCGCTTGCATGTACATGTCTTGGTACAGCTTCACCATGTCAGCCTCGCCCTTCATGAAGCGGATAGCCTCAACCAAAGCGCCATTGAGCAAAGCGGAATCGAAGTTTTCGCCCAGCCACGTCTCACCTGCGGTCACAATGGACTCGGGGTAGTAGTAGTAGTGCAGCTCAGCCGCGTAAGTGGCGTCTGGAGTTGGCCCCAAGATGAACGTCAGCTCGTTTACATCGCTCGACTGAGGGCCGAAGATGGCGTAGTGCTTGGGCTTGCCGGTGGTAGCCGGATTGGGGTACGCCTGACGGATGAAGTTCACATCCTTGTCCAGCAGGAACTCGTAGTTCCCGCCTGCAGCCGGGTAGATGGCCAACGAGTACACCGACAGGAAATCATTCGGCGCGGCCAGATACTTGTTGTTCGCAGTCAACGTGCCAGTGACGTTCTTGCGCAAGTTGGCCAACTGCACCGTGTTGTAGATTTTCTGTTCCGCCTGCTGCGTGAACATGGCGTACTGCTCCTCTGTGAACTCGTTTTCACAGATGTCAGCAATGTTGATCTTCAGCTCGGCGTAGTTCATGCTTTATGCCATTGGGCCTCGGGCCATGGTGCCCTTTGTGGCGCAGCCAGTGCCACGGATTTTGATGCCGGTGGTCTTGGTGCCCATGCCATCAGGCTTGTTGCTGAACGCGCCCACACTCATGTTCACCGTATCCACGCGGCTGTGGTTCGGCTCTTTGCCGGGGTTGGTGGAGGCCTTTACAGACTTGCCATCCATCGTGTGGGGCTTGGCATAGACGCTGGCTTGACCAACCTCTTTGCCCATCATCTTTTGACTGAATTTGGCCATAATTAACCTCGCTTTTGTGCTGCGACCTTAGCCAAACCACGG